GATAATGAATATAAATCATTAAAATTTTTAGAGCATTGGATGGAATTTATATCAAGTGGATCAATTGCCGATCCTTCATCTGATACTTATCATTTCAAAATGAAGTATCCTGATGAGTATAAATCAAATGATACTAGAGTAGTTAAATTTGAGAGAAATCACTTTCAATTTTTAGAGTATAGATTTGTAGGGATGTTCCCATTATCTCTCAATTCTACACGAGTATCATATCAAAATTCAACTGTATTAAAAGCAACTGCCACATTCAGTTTTGATAGGTATATTTGTGGTGAAACCAGTTCTCTTGCGAGAGCTTTAGGAATAGATTTGAATAATCAAGCTTCAAGAAATAGAAATGCATCTGCTAGACAAACTGAGTTAAATAATAATAGTTTGTCAAGAATTATGAATGATGATTTAGCATTACTTAATTACGGAACAGCATATAGAAATTTACCTCCAAATCTAGTACAGGGAGGAGTAACGAGAAGATTTGGAACAAATACTACTTTGTTCCCATTTGGAGAAAGATAGATTTCAAAAACACCTATAAATAATCATACTGAAGTGTAATAATTATTATGCCTTTACCAACCATTTCAACTCCAACGTATGAGTTGACATTACCATCTTCTAATAGAAAAATTAAATATCGTCCTTTTTTAGTTAAAGAGGAGAAGATTTTAATTATAGCGATGGAAACTCAAGATACAAAACAAATTGCAAGAGCAGTAAAAGATGTTCTATCAAAATGTATTTTGACAAAAGGAATCAAAGTTGATAAACTTGCAACTTTTGACATTGAATATTTGTTTTTAAATATTCGTGGAAAATCTGTGGGTGAGCATATTGAAGTGATGGTCACTTGTCCTGATGATGAAAAGACACAAGTTCCAATGTCAATCAATATTGATGATATAAAAATTAAAAAGGAAAAAGATCATTCTACTGACATTACTTTAGATGATACTTATACTTTAAGAATGAAATATCCATCTTTGAGTGAATTTATTAAAAATAATTTCGATTCAATGACTGATATGAAAGTTGAAGATACTTTTGAATTAATTTCATCTTGTATTGATCAAGTATATTCTGAGGAAGAAACGTGGTCGCATCAAGAATGCACAAAGAAAGAGTTATCAGATTTTGTTGAATCTCTTAATTCCAACCAATTTAAAATGGTTGAAAATTTCTTTACAACTATGCCTAAATTATCTCATACTGTTAAAGTTACTAATCCAAATACAAAAGTGAATAGTGAAATCAAACTAGAGGGGCTGCAGAGTTTTTTCGGATAAGTATGGCACACGAGGATCTTGTGTCATACTATAAGTTAAATTTTGCTTTGATGCAGCACCATAAATATAGTTTAACTGAACTTGAGAATATGATTCCGTGGGAGAGAGAAATTTATGTTTCACTTTTACAACAGTATATTGAAGAAGAAAATTTAAAAGCACAACAAGAACGTAATGGATGAGGAACAAGGTTTAGTATCACCAATAGCAGGAGGCATTAGAGGTATTAGAAGAAGTGTATCTTCCAGTATCTTTACAGGTCGTGCTGTTCCACCACCAGTTCAACCAGATCCACAAACAACAAGTTTACTTAGTCAGAACTCATTAACTTTAACAAGTGTTTCAGGACAATTATCTGCTATATCAGAACAGATACTTTCTTTGAATAGTTCACTATCAATAATTAAATCAAATTTAGACGTAAGTGATCAGATAGACAGACAAAGAGAAGCAGCAAAACAAAAAAGGGAAGCAATATTAGCAGAGCAAGGATTAAGGGAAGGAAAGGAATCAGAACTAGAGAGAAAAATACAAACTGCTTTACTTGCTCCAGTAAGAAGGGTTGCAGGTTTTGCTCAAGGTATATTAAGTAGATTGGGTAATTTTTTATTCATTCTCGCTGCAGGTTGGTTAACTGACAAAACTTTATCATTTTTAAGATTAACATCTGAAGGAAATGTTGATAAATTAAATGAATTTAAGCGAAAATTCCTATTAGATCTTGCAATTGTAGGAGGCATAGGTCTAGCACTGACTGTAGGAATTGGTAAAATAGTTGCAACAGTAGGTGCAATATCAGGTTTAGCATTGAAATTTGCATTCTCTGCATTACTTGCAGCACCATTTATTGCAGCGTTAAAATTTATAAAAAATAATGTTGATAATTTTGTCAAGAATTTTGGATTGTATATACGAAATCTTGTCACAAAAGGTCCAAAAAATATTGTACAAAATTTAGGATTACCCTTATTAGGATTAGGTGGTATTACAGCATTGTTCCCTAAACAGATAAAGAAATTTTTTGGTTCAGTTTTTGGGAAGAAGTTAATTACTGGAGCAAGTAAAGAAGCACTTGAACAAGGAACAAAAGCAGGTGCAAAAACAGGATTAAAAAGTGGTTTAAAAAGTTTAGGACCGATTGGATTAGCTCTTGAATTAGCATTAGCACCTGTCTTCGCATTCTTTGATTATAAAGACAGAAAAGAAAATCTAGGTCAAACAGAGGGACAGGCAAAAACTGGAGCAACTGCAACTGCGGCTGGTGGTATAGCTGGTACTCTAATTGCATTAACATTAATACCAGAACCACTAACGAGTGCTACTGGTTTGATAGGTCTTACGTTATTAAGTATGTTTGGTGGAATGGGTGCTGGAAAAATAGCTGATACAATCACTGGGGCTAATAAAATGAAGAAGGAGGATACTCCAGAATATACAGTTGAAGGAAGGGCAGATGGTGGTCCTGTCGATGCTAAAAAACCATATGTTGTTGGAGAAAAAGGACCCGAACTATTCAGTTCAGACGTTGCTGGTATGATAACACCTATTAATTTTAAAAAAGATTCAAATGTATCAGATCTTATATCATCATTTGATCAATCGGCAGAAGTCACAGTTATCCCCTTAAGCACTTCTGAAAAAGGATTACCAGCGACTGCAACTATGGCAACTAGTTCAAGCACTCCAAGTGATTCTTTACCAAATATACCATCTTCTGATTTTGCAAATAATTTTATCGGATTTTCTGAATCTGTGTATAATGTGGTGGTATAATGTCTATTAAAAGAAGAAGAGACGCAGTTCTTAAATCAAACATTAGTATTAATTCAATAAGAGATTCAGTAGTTAAGTTTACAAAGGGTTTAACTGCTGCAAGACAAACAACATCTGAAATTGTAAAGAGCACAGATAGAAATAACAAATTTAAAAGAACTCTAATAGGAAATGATAATACTTATTTTACGAAAAGAAGGGAAAATGCAAGAAGAAGACAAAGAGAGGATGAATTAGAGGCATCAACTGTTCAGGGAACAACGAAGAGACAAGGGAATGTTGTTTCAAGAAGCACAAAAGGATTTCTCGGTAGAATACTTGATTTCTTTGGTATTGTATTGATAGGATGGTTTGTCAATTCTTTACCTAAAATTTTAAAATCAATTCAGGCATTAATAAAACGAATACAAGGAGCCGTATCTATCCTTACTAATTTTATGAATAGTATAGGTGATTTTTTGGTTGCAATTGGAACAGGAATTGCTAATGCAATACAAAGTATATCATCAGTAGTAGATTTAGTATTATTGAGAAGACAAAATGAAGAAAGTCTTGAAAGTGCAGATAATAATTTGAATAAAGTAAGAAAAGATATGATGACAACTGCGTTTGCATATAATAATCCTGCTAATGCAGGTCTAAAGGATTTTTCAGGAGATCAATTAATAGAATCAGAATTAGATGAAAAGAAGGATAAAAAAGAAGATGAGAAACCTAAACAAGAAAAACCAAAAGAAGGAGATGCGGACAATATAGAGGGTGAAAAAGGTAGTTTTAATGTTGATAATACAACTGACAGTGGAACTAACAAACAACAGGAAGAAGATCCTAATAATCAGAACTTTATTAAAGCAGTAAGTGATGATAAAGATTTCAAGAATTTAGAATCTAATAAAGCTCAGGACAAAGGAGAAACTGTTAGTGACAGAGATGAGGCTAATAAAGCATCTAAAGATGAACAAGAACAGGCAAAAGGAATATTTTCAAAAACGAAAAATTTCGTTGCTAATTTTCTTGGTGGTGATGGAAAACAACAGGCAGATAATCAAAGAAGA